CTTATATTGGCTCACAACGATTATATCAAAATGATAAAAAACAAAATTAAAAATGATAATTAAGATTTAGAAATCTATACCACTATCATCTGATTTAGGTATTGATTTTTCATTTTCTTGTATCAAGCCCAAAACTTTAGTAATTCTTTGTTTGCAATTCTTCAGTAGTTGGTCAAGATTGTTTGTCACATAATCATCATTTTCTTCCTCAGTGAAACTGACTTCGTTAAGTATACATGAGAGCACTTCCATCCAGCGAAATGCATTTGCTGACTCTTCATTCCTGAGCATTTCACCTGATTTGTCAGTCGCAAACATCTTCCTTAAAAGCTCAATATCAGTCCTGTATAAGTCTGCCTTTGTTTTGCTTATTATCAAGTTACCTACTAGCAATTTGTCAGAGTAACCTTTAATTAGCGTGTTGGCTTCAGCCCTCAAATGTGCATCATTAATGACTCTGATATTAGGCTCACTCCTTCTTATATCTCTGGCATTTCCTATCGAAAGCAGTCTATTTTGCTCAGCTATAGTGTCAGCTCCTATATCAACATTCTCAAGCATTTCCCTTAACACATTTTTATTTAACAGGTTCCTGAGTTCCAGCTTTATTAGGTTGTCAAGGTCTTCAGCAATGCTATTGGGCTTTGCGTGTGTCTTTTTTATGGTTTTAACAAAATCGTCTTTCAGAGACTTTGGCAAAAAGGGAGCTTTGCTTATTTTTTCGTCAATTATTTCTTGGAGTAATTTTGCCTTTTTATGAGGAGGCAAATAACTGTTGCTATTTATTGTTATTTTCTCTTCAGTCTTGACTTCAACGTTGTCGTAAAGATCCTTGCTATTGCTTATTATGGCATCGTAATGGCCACCTTTGCTGTAATACAGACACTTGACTCCTAAGCTTCTGAACCTCTCTTCTGGTTTGAACCAGTGTGTTTGCTTCTTGTCAGTGAAAACAATTACATCAAATAGAAACCTATTGCAGAAGGCTTTTATCTCTATATCACCACCCCAACTCCCTGTTCTGTTCATCTTCCTCAGATAATCTTCATATTTTTCATCAACACTCTCTATGTAATTGACAGGGTTTGTTTTCATCTCTTCTAATATCTCTTTCCTCATTTCATAATTGTCGCCAAGTTCAAGAATCTTTTTAAAGGAATTGAATAAGCAATTGCCATCACCTTTAATCTTTATTAATTTGCCCCAATACCAGATGAAATCCTCTATGCTGTAATTGTTGCTCTTGTAATCTTCTGTGATTTTAACATACCAATCATGAACATTTAACCCTATATCAACCTCCTCTTTTTCATTGTCTTTATCTTCTGCAGCAGCCTCATCCTTCTTTGCCAATTCATCATCCTCCCTTTGATTAACACCAGTTATTGTGTTTTGGAGGTCGTTTAAAGTTTTATCATAAAGTTCATTTAGTTTATTTTGGCTGGGCAGGCTGACCAGTTGATCAACAGGGACCAGCTTGCCATCATAATCGAAAGTGAAGGCATTAAGCCTTGAGATCTTCTTTTCTTTGTGTAATCCTATTGTTTCACAGAAATTTTCAGTGTCTGTAGGGTTGGTTTCAAAATCACTAAATTCATGCTCAGGATGCAAGTAGAAAACATACATATTAGAAGGCTTTTCCAATGGGAAACCTATGAAATCTGGGTTATGATTTGTGTTAGCATTTTGACCTATAATCACTTTAATTTTCGCACCGTCAAAACAGACTGAGCTATTAATGTCTTCATCGGCTCTAGGATGGTAATACTCGATGATATCCAACGGCATGCAAGAGCAATTGAAATCTTCCTTTAAGCTGTATGAGCTATCCCAGTCCCCCATAGTGGAATCATCATAAGCATTCTCAAACACTTGGCGGTTGTCCTCATACAAGCCGTAGTCAATGCATCTATAATCCACATTTGGCAATATTTCACTCCTTATGGTTAATTTTTTAACCTCAGGTTTGATAATTTTATCATTACCAAAATCAGGCCAGAAATTTATTTTGTTCAAACAACTGTGGTCTTCCTCCTCTTCAAAGCCCATTGACTCACATACAAAAAGCTCATCAAAGAAAGTGGCAAAATTGTAAGACAAATCCTCTAGGAAACTCATATACAGTTGAGTGTAAGCATGTTCCAACTTCCTCTTGAAAGCTATTTTGTCTTTGTTACTTCCTTGCATGGCCTTTATCTTTTCGTGGCTCATGTCAACTGTTTTTACACATTTAGTTGTGGTTAAGGTGTAGCAAGCATGTTTGAACCTCTCTACATCTTCTATCGGCATAGCACTCAAAAACCCAGAGCCTAGCTTATCTATCTTTTTTCTGAGTACAACCAAATCCTCCTCGTTTAGTGCATCAAAACACTCATTGGTGAAGTAATTTAAAACGTAACTTTTTGGAACCTTGAATAAATGCATCAATGTTATATACTTTAGGCAATAACCATTCAAATTTGCTTTAGCTGCAGGAGGGAAACCTAAAGAAGCTATTTTCATGTTCAAAACCAGAAGCCAAACTGACATGATAAGCTTGCCGTAATATAAATTTAGGTTCTTGATTGTGAAAAAGTCACGGTTGAAATAACAGAATATCTTGGCTGTCTTAACAGGCGTGCTGAAGACAAGTGCAGTGCTGGTGTTTATCAGCCCGAACTTAAAAAGTGCTTCTTTGAGCATTTCTGAAGTCCTGCTATATTGACCTTTCTGGTAAAACTCAAAAATCTTATTCAATTCAATAACAATTTCCTCATCGGCTATCAAATTTAAATCAGCTCCTTTGCTCCCAATGAGCTTGTCAGTATAATAGATTAGCCCACTACCTCCTTGCATTGCTATATCCATTAAAAATTTAGTTTCCAGACTTACAGGGTTGTATTGTATCCCTCTCTTCACACAATAGTTGTAAACTGCATTTAGTATACCAAGCTCATTGCCTGGCAGACAAAACTGGAACTTCTTTAAATGTGTGAAATATTTAGTGCAAGTCCTGCCCTGTTTTTCCACCAACTCATTAACTGCAGTGTACAGCTTTGATTTCCCACCGGAGTCAAACAGCCTTGTCAGTGTATAATCATGATCAATTTTGTCCACTAAACTTTCAAAGAATACTTGTAACTTTTTATAATTCTGTGTGTTAGGCTCACCTTTGTAACTCAACTTCTTCTTTAAATAAGTGCTGTTATTGAAGCTGCTGTCTTGAGGATAAGATTGGTCCAGTTTATAAGTGCCTCTCGATGTCTCAATGAACATGTGGCCACCGACAAAATTAATATCACCATTCCAAGTGTCAAAAATGGTATTTATACTATCATTGAAATAAGAGAACATCAAAGCATATTGGGTTTCATTGCTTTTAGCAACATACCATGTCCTTAAGTAATTGTCGTAACTTAACACCAATCGATCAGAGCTCCTATCCGAGACCGTCATCATTGAAACCAATGAAACACAGTTGTTGGTTATCATCACCTCTTCCAAATAGTCCATCATCTGGGGTATCATCTCTATATTGTTGGCTTTAACCTCTAAATTACTAGCAAGTTGGTCATTTATCTCCAAGACCATGTAGTTCATCCCATATTTTACATGAAGTTCACCAAGACCTTTCCTGTTATACCTACCTCCTGTCTGCCTTTTCACAAATGTGCTCAATAATATATCTTTAACCAGGTTGGTTGAAATCAGAAAATTCCTATAGTCTTCTTTCATGGAGAGGTATATCTCTACTCTTGATTGATTATTGAGTGAAAGGAGATGTAAATTCTCTCTATTATCGTTTAGAAACTCTCTTATGTTCTTTTCACCCTCAATTAACATTTTCCCTATCTCTGACTCTACACCACTATTGTAACAAAGGGAGATAAGTGATATCAAATCTACAACTAAAAGACTAAGTTGACTGAGCCCCTCCTGTTTGGTCTCATAATTGAAGTTCAGGGTCTCTGGCAACTGTATGCCCAAAATTACCTTGCTGTTATATGTGCAATCAGTCATCACAGTGGATAACCCTGCTATGCCAAAAAGCGTTCTGTGACCGCTCAACACTGTGTTCACCATCTTGAAAACATTTTCAGTCCTCCTGACTAACTTGTTCAATGCATAACCGACATGGCTTGGCTCAGTGATATCGTAACGTTTCAAAACTTCAGATACCCAGTTTTTGTAAATGAAGATGGGGTCTGTAGGTCTGAACAAGAAACTAAGCTGTGGTGTTGTTAAGATGCAATGCATGCTGTTAGGATCAAATCGAGAGAAAGGCAGCCCCAAGGCACTCTTCAAAGATAAGCTGCAGGGCTTCTGGCTCTTCTTGGCATCCTTAAGAACGAAATTCCCCATCGTATAGTGCTTCCAAACACTCACGAGTTTAAAGTAATCAGAATTGAAAGTCCTGATAAATTTCATGTAGTTCTCTGATTTGCTTCTCGAAATTTCTATTGCATTATCAAAGTTCTTTATAGTTTCATTTGAAATTGTAAAATTCATTTTTGCCCAGATCAAGTCACCTGTGCTGTAGAGGTATAAAAAGTCTCTTACCATTGCAAGATATTCTTTATAATTCATATCCTTGTTGTATGATGTTGTTATGCAAGGCCTTGACATCATCCAATTGACTCTGTGTATTTTGTCTGCCGTGCTGTCCTTTTTAAGGGCTTTCAAGAAGTTTCTGTTTTCCAATAACTTGATGTATTTCAAGTGGTGTATATGGGAATGGTTTATACTCAGGTTGGCTGTGCTAGGTTCTTCTAGGAAATTTTTATCAAATTTTATAAGTGCTTCAGTGTAGACACTCCTCTCATTTTCCATCTTTGTGTTTAGTGGTGTTATGACTTTGGGTGCTGGCAGATTAAATTCTGTCTCCATAAAACTATTGACATGGAAACAGAAAGTAGAACAGCTTTGCAACATACGTTCATCCACCTCTGCTAATCTTAAAAAGTTTGAAAAAGTCCCTGTTATTAAGATCATGACTGGATGAGGGTCTGGGATACCCAACATTTCCTCAGGTATCTTATACATTTCACTGTCAGGAGTCAAATTATAAACACTGCAGACCAATGAAACATAGATCTTGAATATTAAATAGCCTTGGTGTAGTGAGGCACCATTTTTAATGCATTCCAAAACCTTTGAATAGGCCGTCATAAGGTCGCCCGTATAACCTCTATCAGAAGGCTCGTAAATCAGATTTGATATAAATTTAGTAGACATTGGCAATAAATTGTTAGCTAAATACAGGATTGAAGTTATCTCAAAATAGATTTTTGAAATTACTGATTTCTTTAAGGACAAATGGTGATTGGCTGCCTTCATCATTGTTTCATACAAACTGAGGCAGTTTTGCAAACTGGATTGGTCTGTCAAAGATAAGGTGCCACCACTATCATCGCTGTGAGCCAACATGCTCAATTCACATGTCTTGGGCTTTATGGATCTCAGAGCACAATTTCTGAAGACATATTGTGCATGTAGTTGAACTGCAGAATGGAGCATGGAAGATAGATAGTTAAAGATCCCCATCATGAAGCTATAGGGCATTTTGAAATAAGGCACTTTCTTGTTGAATTCATTAATCAATTTTCTGTTAGCTTCTTTTGCTTTCATCTTTTCAGCTTGCGTCTTGTATTTTGTTTCATCAGTTTTAAGCAGATCAGTTGGGTAATACTCAAACATACTTAAAGACTCCTTCGAACTTTCATTGTTTATCAAAGCATCAGTGATTTTCCTTTTTGTGACAAATATTTTTGACACCATCTTATCAAAAAAAGAGAAAAACAAATGCAAGAATTTGTTTGGCAAGGCTTCAGCCATTCCTGCTACAAAATAAACGTATTTTAGCAAGTTGCTTTGAGGTGCCCATTTGGTGCAATCTAATGTCAAGAAATAGTTGTGGTTGCTCTTTTTAAGTCTTTCATGGACCTTGTGATGTACCTGCTCGTACCTGTTATTTGATGAGACACTGATCATTTCATTGGGGAGAGTGCTGCAAAGATACCCGAAATAATCCTCCAAAATTGACTGCCTAAATTTGGTTTTATCATTCATAACGTATATCTCTCGAGATCCACCTCTCTGTATCTTGTGCACGGCATGGAACACTAGAGGCTCATGGATAACTTCGAGTGCTTTTGTCCATGCGTCAACATTTGTGGCTTGGAAACTATTGTAATCTAAAGTATCCTTATTTAATATCTCCCTCACTTGTTTAGCATGTTTGTTGAAATAATCTTTGTTATACACATAATGGCCATTGTTGTCAAAGAAATCTTCATCATCAATGCCACCACACCTTAAACCAGAGGAATTAGCATGCTTCATGTAAGAAGAGTTAAGTATTTTATTTAAGTTGTTAGTCAATGGGGTTAAGCCTACATTCTTTTTGAAATGGTTAGCCATGATTTCACCTAAAATGTTCATGTATTGGAAATCCACCTTGAAATTGCCGTTATACAATTCACTGTTATAATTAGGCTTATTCAATGTCACATTTGTTTTGTTGAAGATTCCTTGATAATTTTTCTCACCGCATTGATTCATGTACAGTTTATGTTGCTCATGTATCCCCTTTATATTTTCCACTTGTTCTATTACATTGTCAACAGGTGCCTTTGTCATGTAAAGAGTGTTATAAAGGAGCAAGGGCGTGTCACGGAGGTCTGTTATACACACATCTTTTATCAGCAGATGGTTCAAACTGACCTTTGCATAAGAGTAATCAACCTCCTCCTTGATCTTGGCACAGTTCAGCAAATGGTCTGGGAAATTAGTGAAGATTGAGTGATTCACATAGGTGCTAATAGAATCTGTATTATAATCAATGTACTCAGGAAGCATTTTCTCAATGGCACCATGTTCGCCAAAAGCATTCATCATAAGATACCTCATGTTATGCAATTTTGATTCTGTTTTCCTCTTGTTGTGCAAAGCTAGCAGAACATGCACTGACCTAACCTTTATGTAGTCATCAAAAGTCAGACTTGTTGAGAAGTATTCCACAAGAATGCCTCCCATTATTCTGTGACAAAAGGATATCCCTTCAGCAAGAATTGCCTGGTTAATCTGCGCCCAAGGGGTGAAGATGTAATTTTTGGCCCCAAAGGCATCTGGTTTGGTCAGGTTAATTATCTTGAAGCTTGTAGGTGCATCGATGACTTTGATTGATTGGGCCACTTCAGCTGAGATGGGATAGAAAAACCGGTATAATCTAGAATGCCCGTGTGTTACCATCTTCCTCCCTCCCTTAACAAGTAATAGAACATTGGACTTGTCAAAATCATCATACATTACATAATCACTGTTTGTGTTATTCATTGACAGATAATGAAGGCTATTGCAGAACTTAGTTACCCATGCGCATATAGAATAGATGTTTAATTTTTTGATGCGGTTGTAAATTGGTAGAGTTTCTTCCAACATGTGTTCTTTGAGTTTTTTAAGTATTTCAATATCATCTCCAACCTGGGCGTGGAATATGTCAAAGTTAGAAGAACTGCAATCTGCACGCAGATAATCTATTAAATTTAGAAATATCCTTTCTATCAAACCTGGTTCGACATTGCCTAAACCTTTTTTAACCGATTTTTTCTTATTTTCCAAGCCTTTGAAATGTGACATCTCTTTATTAAATGTTAGAGTTTTATGCTGCCTAGGCACCCTGATAACTTTTTTATCACTGTTGCCTGTGATGCCTGTACGTCGCATAAAGTTTTGCAAGTCATTTGAAATTTTTGAAAGCCTGCCTGACAAGTTTTTGTAAATCTTCAGATCAGGATTTGTTTCCAAAAACAACATTTGTTTGTTATCCTCATCTGATAGGCCCCACTTCTTTTTGCTTAGTAGGTTTAGATATTGCTTGACTAGAGGGTTCATGTTTTTCGTGTACAGAGACAATTCTGCCCTGAGTAAGCCCTTGGCTTTGCTCAGCTCAGTAAACTGGCTCAGTAAATTTTCTGGGACTGACAGCTTAATGTTTAACCTCTTGAGCACATATGCAGTGTATGGCTCATTTTGAATATGATTTACATAAAAATCAACCTCACAGCTGCCAGGCTTGGTTGATGATGGATCCACTATGGGTAAAATAAAAGGGTTTTTATTCCAAGGGATGAAATCAGAACTGTAGTTGTTCAGCTCCCTCAGAGCATCCATGCACTTAAGACATTCTTCCTTTATTTTCTCATGATTGATCTTGTGATTAGCTAATGGAGATGAGAAAATGCTGTTTTCAAATATATCGAAGAAGTTCTTATCAAGTTTACCCAAATAAGATGAATTATCCTTTAATTTCAAAATCTGCTTACTTCCTCCTGTCTTCCCTATATAGCAAATTTCAAAAGGCTCATAATTGCTAGTTATCTGTAATCTCCTTAAAGGGCCATCAATTTTAAATCTGGAGAGGTTGCTGATCTTGTTTTTGATATAGCTGGGTGCCTCTTTGTAATTCTCATTGTAAGGTGTCGTTTCAATGCTGGTTATATCAAAACCACCTGTGTCATCCTCACTAAAATTTATCATGTTCATTGGGACATCCATTGAAAACAAACATTTTTTCCATTGTTCAGGTTCCATGCCGTCCTTAGACAAATAGAATGAGAGCTTATTTTCGGTTTGGCTATATATCAACTTGTATTTATTGTTCTTCAATAAACTGTCAGATTTCCTTATCAAATCATTTATTTTGCTCTTAGATTTCAGGAATTTCTGTAAATCAGGGTCATCCTTCATGAAGTTGACTTCTATAACTCCACGTTCTTCAGCTTTGAACTCAAGATCATTATGGCTCAATATGGTTTTAACACTGTCATAATTCTGGAAATCAAGTTCAAAATCTTCTTCTTCAAAATCTCGATTAAAAAACACATTGCGTGAGATCTCTTCAACATCTACCCAGAAGTTTCTGAGAGTATTTAGTTCTTCAGTGGCTTTCAAACTGTTGAAGTCATTGCCTGAATTTTCCATTATTTGCTTCAGTTTCCTAATTTGCTCAGTTAGATTATCATTCTTCAAATCAAAAATGATGAGGTGTATCTTGACATTAGTTGAGTAAGTTTCCATGAGGTATTTGGCTTCTCTGGTGTATTTAGGCTCTCCATTCTCGGTTTTAGATGCCAAAGCAGTTTGATAATCAAAAGTCACTGCGAATTCTATAACATCTTTAGAAGACAAGTTATGGATGATGTAATCTGGAGTGCGGTTAGAAAATCCCGGTGCTAATAATGTGTCTGTTTTTGTCAAAGGTAGGTTTGTGTTTTTTATGACAGATATGTGAAACAAATCATGCCTCAACTTTGTCATGAGATACCAACAATAACGCTTGAATTTATCCTCCTTGAGAGTTAATATATAACTAAAAGCCATGTAAATGTTATGTAATGATATCATTAGATCATATTTGTAGATGTTCTTGGAAAGCTTTTCAAGACAATAGAGGAGTTCCTTTGGGTTCAGAGGTTGATCATGCTGAGGTAAATGGGTGTAATCCTGACGGTGTCTGGTTTGTATTCGTAGCATTGTAATGTTGTCAATTAGTTTTTGGAAAAGTTTTATAAGAAATTTCGT